CTGGAGTTGGAGGCGCAACAAACCTATCAAGCACCCCGTCATCAACCGATTACACGATAAACAGTAGTACAGGTACAGGTGCGGTAATATCAGGGGCTACTACGTCTAATGCGGGTGTTTTAATAGCAAGTGATAAGGTTAAGCTAAACAATACTACTGGCACAAATTCAGGGGATAACGCCGCTAACACTACAAGTAATGCTTATGCTGATTCTAAAGTAGAAGACAACCTTACAACAAGCACAACGGTAGCCCCGAGTAAAACTGCCGTTAATACAGGTTTGGCTCTGAAAGCTAATTTATCAGGGGGTAATGCATGGACAGGAACACAAACAGGATTTAACGTTACTACCCAAACTGCAGGTGATAATACTACATTGGCAGCTTCAACAGCTTTCGTTAAAGTCTTGGGAGACTTGAAATTATCACTTACAGGCGGTGCCTTAGCAGGTAACCTAACGTTTGGCAGCGGGTACACCTATAACATAGGTACGCAGGCTTCTCCTGCTGCTAACATCTATGGCGATTATTCCTGGATGAATATAATAAAAGCGATGACTACCGGGGGTATAGCTTTTAAAAATGCGGCAAATACAAATAACGCAACAATTTCAAATGGGGGTGTGTGGTCTTTTGTAAACAATATAACTATACCCGCAACACCATCTGCTTCAACTGACGCAGCAAGCAAAGGTTATGTGGATGGGCTTACGGGTACTTATTCAATAAACACAACGACTACAGGATTATCTTCCGCTACACTAAACAGTACTTATCCGAGTGTGCCTGTAGGGTATAGGGTTATTTGTGGTTCTATTACGTTGGGCGGGGCTATTTACGTTAAATATACCGAGGCTGGCAGTAGTGATGTGTGGCTAATGACAAGCGCACCGGTTGCGCCATAAATAACTAATAATTAAATAAAATGGAAACACTAATATGTTTGTTTTTGGGGTTTTTGGGAGTGTGCATACATTCCGCAATAAAGTTTAACAGCTTGCAAAAAGATGCAACAGCCGCGAATATGACCTTTGATTTTAAGGACTACCTTAAAAAAGATTGGCTCGGTATAGCTTTATCATTTTTAGCCGTTTTAGCTTGGATATTTTTATTTGGTGAGGTTTCAAAAGTATATCCAAAAATAGAAACTTATATCCGATGCAGCTTTTTAGGTATGGGGGCTTTGGGTTCTTACTTTTTACAAACTGCATTCAGCCGGGGTAAAAAAATAATACGCACTAACATCGCAGATAACGTAATCAATAAACAACAATAATTATGGCAGCAGTAAAACATTTAGACATTACAACAGATGGCGAGGTAACAGCAGCGCAAAAGAACGGAATAATAGCTATGGCGGGTACACCGGCTTTCTCGACTGTATGTGTTTACTTAAATGGAGAATACATAGGAGGGCGACCAAATGACAGGGGCTAAAAAGCAATATCTTTTATGGCTTGCAATGGTAATTTATACCGTTGCAAGCCTTTTTTTTAGTCAAAAGGGGTTTTCGGAGCGTTACGGTTTTCCCGTAAATCTTTACTACACGGCAAATAGTATAACACATGTTCTTTTAGGTTTGTTTATATTTGTTAACTTTAAAGAGTGTTTTACGGCTTTTATCCTTTTCGGATTTACAATAAATAGCCTATTAGATGAATTATTCTTTAATCCTACAAAACTACAGTTAAATGAATTGGTTTTTACTTTCAGCCTTATTAGCTTTGGATTATACAAATACTATTATAGAGCAGGTATTGGCTGGATTAGCAAAACTAATGCCAATGCTAATACCAGCAACGGTAGTAACTATACTAAAGCTAATCGTGGAAAATAAGAAAAATAAGATAACAGCATTTAATGCAATAACCTCATGGCTGGCAGCGGTGGGAGTTAGTTATATTTTTTATCCGCTGGTGTTAGAATTTATAAAGGTTTCCTTTCAACCAGCTGTAATTGCTTTTATAGTTCTTACAGGAGAAAAGGTAATAACCTATTTTGTTTATAAATTTACGGTTGATGACAAGCTTGAAAGCTTAGGGCAATGGTTTATGGATAAAATCAAAAAACAATAATATGAAAAGTAATATAATTGAATTTGCAATTGAGTTTGTAATATCGTGGTTAACGTTTAAAATATTTTGGTAAACTATTTTTGGTATATTTGTAAAAGCATAACAAAGTATTTAGGGACATTTATTAGTTATCGACTTAAAAGCAATCTTAACGGGTTGCTTTTTTTATTTGTAGATTTGTTGAAACAAAACATTATTGATTATGAATCATGTAATAGATTTTCAAAGTAAGCACGGATTAAAACCCGATGGCATTATAGGTAAAAATACAATGCTAAAAATGTGTGAGGTTTGGGGTGTTAATCGTATTCAGTTGCTACACATGCTGGCAAATACACACCATGAGACAGGCGGGTTTAAAGTAGACACAGAAAACCTTAACTATAGCGCAAAAGGATTACGCGCAACGTTCCCTAAATACTTTACTGATGCAGAAGCCAGAGAGTACGCAAACAAGCCCGAAAAGATAGCTAACAAGGTTTATGCTTATCGTATGGGTAACGGCAACCCTGCAAGTGGGGATGGATGGAAGTACAGGGGGCGTGGTTCTTTACAGTTGACCGGTAAAAACAATTATACTGATTTCGCTAATTGGCAGTATAGCCCTGATATAATCACAAACCCCGATATTGTGGCAACTGATTATTTTTGGCAAAGCGCATTATATTATTTTGAAAGAAATAATCTTTGGTCTAAAATTAAAAATGAAAGTTACGATAATATAAAGCTAATCCGTAAAGCTGTTAATGGAGGTTATATAGGCTTGGATGATGTAGTTGCTAAATTCAATTATTACTCAAAATTATTTTCATAAAGATATTTAACTATATTTGTAATAAGGTTTGGTTTTTTTTAGTGATGATTTGTTATTATTGGGTTAAAAGCGTATCGGTAAAATGGTACGCTTTTTTTTGTTTTTTATTTTGTAATATAAAAAAACATATATTTGTAGTGAATTAAGAACTAATGTTGTGATAACATCGGTAAATGAAAAACATTGAAAGTATATATTAAGCACTATTGCGCATAACTGCGTGGTGGTGCTTTTTTGCTTTTATATAATATCCAAAACAATATGAATTTCGCACTATTAAGAGAAATGTATACGCCGTGGTTTGTCGATAGCGGCTCGTTAGTTGGATTACTGGCTATACAAAAAGCTTTTAGTAGTGGGGCGCAATTAGAAATTCCTGAAATAAAATACAACATGCCTTGCGTGTTAGAAGTCAATAGTGAAACACGCATCATAAGCCGCCCATTTGGTAATGAATGGAATCCAGGACAACTCGATAACAAGGATAAATTTGATGGAATAGGACTTATAAACATAAACGGGGCTATTACGTTAAGCGGTGGGGCTTCAACTGTAGGTATGGAGCAACTTAGCCAAATGATGTACCAAATGGCATCTGATGACAGGATAAAAGGTTTTTTAGTTAACGTAAATTCAGGCGGGGGTGCGAGCGGGGCAGTTGACACAATGAAAGACACTATCCGAGCCATAGACAAAACAAAACCTGTTTACGGGCTTGTTAAAAAGGGAGGCATGGCAGCATCAGCCGCATACGGAATACTAACAGCCTCGCGTAAAATATATTCTGAAAGCGCAATGAATATCGTTGGTAGTGCAGGGACTATGATTGAGTTTGATGGTAAGGCCGCTAATACTGTTTCAAAAGATGGTACAAAGCATATCAGGATTTACGCTTCAAAATCGACAATGAAAAATAAGGCTTTTGAGGAAGCTTTAAATAACGATAATTACGAGCTTCTTACTAATGAGTTGTTAGACCCGATTAACGAAAACTTTTTGCAGGGAATGTTAAGCGACCGCCCACAATTAGCAATGAGTAGTTATGATAACGGGCATACTGTTTTTAGCAAAGATGCAGTAGGTACTTTTATTGATGGTATAGCCAGCTTTGACGAAACCGTTAATTTATTGATGAACGAAATTAATTTTAAATCGGACTTAAGTCCAAAAAAAAGCGTAAAAATGAACAGAGAAGAATTTAAAAGCGCGCACCCTACCGTGTACAACGAGATACGTTCAGAGGGTGTGAAAGCTGAAAAAGAGCGTGTAGCATCATGGATGGTGTACCAAAAAGGAGACCCTGAAACAGTTGCTAAGGGTATTGCAAGCGGCGAAGATATTAGCCCGTCGCAAACTCATGAGTTGATGCTTAAAATGATGTCGTTTAACCAGCTTGAAGCGTTGCAAAATGATAGCGCGCCAGCGGTACAAACAGCAGCATCTAAAGTTGTAGAAAGTAAAGAAAAAGAAACCAGCACAGAAGCCAAAGCCGCTTTTGACTTTAAAATATAATTAACGATGGCTATATACGCAAAACAAAGAAATGCCACCCGTAACCAAAGTACGGTTGACTATTTATCTACAAATGTATTTTTGTATGGCAACCGATACCAAGAGGGTGTTTTGGTTAACAACATAGGAGAAACATTGGAAGCCGAAAGCGGAATACTGGTAGTGAGGAATGCCGGTACTTTTGAAACAGCCGCTGTAAACTTCACGGCGGCTCTTACGGCTGGGCAAACAATGATACTTGGAGGACTTACATACACTTCTACAGGCGCAACAAGCCCGGCACAGCTTGCCATCGCATTTTCTAACCTTGCTGTAGGTGCTACAACAGGCGCGGGAACTGCCACCGGTACTTATTCGGGTACACTTGCAGGATGGTCTACGGGCGCAGTTGTGGATGACCCGTCAGATGACACCGTTGTGTTTACAGCAACAACTGTAGGCAACGTTACCAACCTTGCCGCTACCGGTACTGGAACAGCCCCAACCATAACTACAATAAGCGGCACGGCCGGTACACAAAATGGGTTTTCGCCTGCAACAGCTTCTAACCTTGCCGATGTTATTGGCATACTTAGGATAGAGGGTATTAATACAATGGCTAACGCCGCCACATTACCATGCAATTACTGTGTTTTTGGAGATATTGACACAACGTTGCTTATTCTGCCGGTAGGTGTAACATTGACCACGCTTGTAGGTAACAAGGCTTTAAAAGATATATTAACCGGCTTGGGCTTCGTTCTTAAAAACGTTACCGAGCTAACAAACTACGGAAATTAATCATGGCAATCAGCATTATTGAACACACCCCGTTAATGACCTCAAAGGTTGTAGGGGCTTTTAACGAGGTTATCACGGTAGCCGAGGGATTTTCACAATGGTTTCCACGCGAAACCACACCATCTTTTTACGTTGATATAAGGGTAAGGAGAGGAAGCCGTAAAATAGCGGTAGACGTACAGCGTTTTACAGAGGGTAAAGCTACTAAAATGTCTAAAATGACAGAAAACAAGTACCTGCCACCTTACTACGAATTAGAGTACTACTTTAACCGCGACGAGATATACATGCGCGCTTTGGAGTTTGGTACTCTTAACTCTGCCGGGGCAAACAGGATGATAGCGCAGAATGCACTTGACAACCTCGTAGAGCAACGCAATATGATTGAGCGTTCTATACGCCTACAGCAAGCACAAGTATTGCAAACAGGCATTGTAACGCTTATAAACGGAGACAATATTGATTTCCGACGTAAAGCCGCATCAATCGTTAATATTACCACCAGTGGCAGCACATACTGGAACAACGCAACAACAGCCACACCGCTAACAGATATCGCTAAAGGAGCTGTGTTTTTGCGTAACGAGGGCACAGCTACAGGTAACGAGCTTAACCTTATAGGTAGGAGCGGTGCAATACAAGCTTTAATGGCTACAGACCAGGTAACAAAACAGGCAGATTACCGTTGGATTGAAAGGATGAACATCGGTTTCCCTCAATTTACAGATTCTACAGGTTTTACCTTTAACGGGCAAATTGCTGCTGGGGATTTTAGGGTAAACCTATGGTCTTATGACGAAATATACGAAGATGAAAATGGTGTAGACCAATACTATCTTGATGCTGGTAACGTTGTTTTATTGCCTGCAAATTTCCAAGGTAAAACAGTATTTGGTGCATTGCCGGGTATGAAAGATGCCACAATTGGCGGCGAGGGTACAAAAATACCTACTGCTGTTGAAGCGGAATTTTTGATACGTCCTTTCTATGACGAAAGAACACTATCGAGCGGTATTAAAATGTCATCTGCTCCGATTGTATTGCCGATAACTGTTGACCGTATATTCACTATGAAAGTATTTGCATAATGGAAAATAAGTATAAAGTATTGGTTATTGCACACCAATTAAAAAACAACATCATTGCCAAAAGCGGTGATGTTGTTTCGGAAAGCCAGTTAAACGGCAATGCTGCTGAACTTGTTGCACAGGATTTCATTATTCCTTTTAATGAGGATGACGAAAATGTAAACGATGAGAATCAGGACGAGGAAAACGGCAATGCTGCTGAACTTGACGAAAAGCAGGAAGTAAACGGCATTGTTTTACCAAAGAAAAACGTTAAAAAATAAGCTATGACAGGAGATTTAATTCAGTTAATGAGACGTGATACAAAGGCTATAATCACAAGTTTAGGGTGGGGTGATACCATACATCTAACAACGAAAGATAAAAGCCTTACCGTGTCATTAACTGGGTTAGCTTCTAAACATCACTTAGGTATTGACCAAAACGGAATGCCTGCCAATACAAAAACAGTACATGTAACCGTAATTGAAAGTGATTTAGTTGCATTGGGTTATCCTGTGAGAAATGCAAACGGAGAAGTTAAAATGGTTAACCATTATGCCGCTTATGCAGACAGTACAGGCACACCACGAAACTACGTAATTACTGGATCTTGGCCTGATGAAACTTTAGGCGCAATAATGCTCGTTTTGGGCGACTTCAAACCGTAAAAAATGGCAGTATTAATAACTGAAATTATACCAACCCAAGGCTTCGAGATAGTAGAATATACGCTCGGAGCTATTTTGTTAGAAGAGATTACCAACCAGGTTACATTGCAAAGCTTAGACGAAAAAGTTGAAGTTTATGTGGAACGAATGACCCCTTATGATAAAAGCGAGGATGTTTTAATAAACGTACAATTAAGCAATATTGATTTAGGAGGGCAAACACAATCAGGGCAACAAGGTAATTGCACTTTTTTAATAGACGTTTATGTACGTGGCGAAGAAACTGAAATGTCAAGCGGTAGTGATGTTAGTTTGCTTAAACGAAACAAGTATTTAGGAATGATAAGGTACATCCTTGCAAGCACTAAATATAAAACGTTGGGATTTTCAGGTGGAGCAGTAACAGCAGTTCGAGTAACAAGCATTCAGAATGAGGTAAATGCTGGCAGGATGGATGCAGCATTTATAAAATACGGTCAATTATCAGTAACGGTATTGGTAAATGAAAGTCAGGCAATGTGGGAGGGTATTCCTTTATTTGGAAACGATACCACAGTAAAAATAGAAAATACAGAAAAGGGTTTTAAATTAATCTTTAACAATTAAAAAATATGGCTACAATTTCAACGGCTGTAGGCTTAGACAGGATTTCCCGGGTAAGCGGCTATAAGCTAAAAAAAGGCTATTTCAATAATGACATTGTTTATTTGCCGCAAATACTGGCACTGTTTGGGGAAGCCAATACAGCTAACCAAACAGGGTTATCGGTTATAGGCAGGCAGATAACAAGTGCCACCGAAGCAGCGAATTTATATGGCTATGGTAGCCCAATACACCAACAAGCCCGCATATTGTTCCCATCAAACGGTGGGGATGGCATAGGTGGTATTCCTGTAATCGTGTTTCCTCAATTAACCGATGGTGCAGCAACAGCAACAACCAGAGCGTGGACGGTAACAGGCACGGCAACGGCAAATACAACACATTACCTTGTGGTAAATGGGCGCAAAAGCTTAGATTTCACAGAGTATTCTTATAATGTGGTAATTGGCGATACACCTACCATTATTGCAGGAAAAATGCGTGATGCTATGACGGCTGTTTTAGGCGCACCAGCCACCGCAACAAGCGCAGTAGGTGTAGTTACATTCGTTACCAAGTGGAAAGGGCTTACAAGTGCGGAATTTAACGTAACAATTGATACAGGAAACAACGCGGCCGGGTTAAGTTATTCGCAAACCACAAGTACAGACGGTGCAGGTAGTGTAGATTTAGCTGCCACGTTTAGCCAATTTGGCGATACATGGTACACAATGGCTACAAATCCTTATGGAACAGCCCAATTAGATGCTTTTGAGCAATTTAATGGATATCCTGACCCCGATGCACCTACAGGCAGGTATTCAGGGCTTATTTTCAAGCCGTTTATGGCGTTCTTTGGTAGTAAACTATCAACACGTACCGGACTGGTTGCAATAACCGATGCAAATGCCCGTGTTAACCAGGTAACAAATGTCCTTTGCCCTGCACCAAACTCTAAAGGCTTTACATGGGAAGCGGCTGCAAATGTGGTTTTATTGCTTGCTGTTGTGGCACAAAATACACCACACCGCGATGTAAACGCATTGTCCTATCCTGATATGCCAGTACCGGCCGATGGAAGCATAGGAGATATGGGTAATTACAATGATCGTGATGTTTTGGTTAAAAACGGTAGTTCTACTGTAACGCTTGAAAACGGTAAATACACAATTCAGGATTTGGTTACAACTTACCACCCTGATGACGAAGTTCCATTGCAATATTCTTACGCCCGTAACCTTATTATTGACTGGAATATTAAAGACTTTTACACCACGTCAGAGAAGATTTATCTTAGGGATAAAACTTTGGTGCAGGATAACCAAACGGTAACGGTAAGCGGAACGGTTAAGCCTCGCGAATGGAAAGGTATTGTTTTCGGCATATTTGAGGAGCTTGCAGAAAATGCTTTGATAAACGATACTCAATTCTCTAAAGACAGTTTAACGGTGCAAATAAGCACTACTAACCCGAACAGGTTTGAAACTTTCTTTAGGTATAAAAGAACCGGCATTGCAAGGATTGAAAGCACCGATGTAGAAGCAGGATTTTAATTTTAAAAAATAAAAAGAAATGGCAAATTATTCTTTTGGAGATATAGACGAAATCGTATGCCAGCACACATTGGGAGATTTCAGGTTTCAGGGCAAATCGGGAGAGAGTTATACGCTCGATATGGGCGGTATAAGGGCTAATGATGATGCTAACCAAATAACTACAGGCGGCAAGCTTATGAGCCAGTTAAACCGCGTTAGGGGAAGCTTTGAGGGGGTTGCTGCAAATGACAGCGACAACCAGGCGATTACCGATGTAGCTAAACTATCGGGGCATCCTGATTTAGGCACATGGACAATTTCATTTTTAAATGGAAAAGTGGTAAAAGGCAAAGGTCGTCCCGTTGGGGATATTCAGGAGGACAGCAACGCGGGTACATTTACCCTTAAAATCGCTGCCGAGTTCTTTGAGAAAATCTAATACAAAACAAAATGGCAGGATACACCACATGCACCCAAGACCCTGAAAGGTTTGGAGAAAATGATTTCGTATATATGTTGCAAGACCTTTCTGAAAACAGGACTGTTTCGCCTGAACATTACGAAAACTTTACAAAAGCAATTGAGGCGTTTAAAGCTGTTGGAATTGTAATTGACGTAGGAATACGTTTTGAACATCCTTGGTAATTAATATTTAAAACTATCGCAAAAATGAAAACAGACAAAACAGAACAAAAACAAGTAATGACGGAGGAAATGGCAATGGTCGAGATACACGACTTTTTGAAGTTGTATATTAGAAAGCCAGTTGCTATAGAAAAAGTAGCGGAGGAATACCCAAACATGCTTCAATCAGTAATTGAGGGTAATTTACTTTTTAAAGATGGTGTTCCGGAATATACTCTAATATTCCCAGCTCCCGGATTAACGGTTATAAACTTCAAAACAAGGGTAAGCCCAGGGACTGCTGCTAATCTTGCAAAAGGCATTGACTTTAAAACTAATGCTGTGAGGTACTCTTTAGTTTTGGTGGCGTATATTACGGGATTTGCCACCGTTGCAGAATTGGAGGAGCTACATAAATTCGACTATGACACGCTAAGGGAAGTTACTACCGTTTTTTCATAAGGTGGCTTGTAGGGGATAGTGTTGATGTTGCAGTTAAAAACATAGTCAACAATTACAATTGGCCACCGAGTGAGATAGACAAAATGTATAGCGATGATTATGATTATAAGGGTATTTTGTACTGGAATAATGAAGTCGAATTAATACAGAAAAAAACGAAAACGAAATGAGATAAGCCTTTATAGTTGTGAAAAATTATAAAGGCTTTACTTTTAAAACAAACAATGCATTATGGCAGCAACAATGCGCATACCTACAGTATTTACTGCTGTAGACAGGTTTAGCAACGTGGTTAATAATATGACCAGGGGTGTTGATAATTTCACTAAAAATGCATCGGCATCAATAGGTAAGGTAAACAAGCGATTTGATAAAATGATAGGTTTGACGGATACGGTAAAATCCGCCTTAGCAGGGATTAGTTTAGCTATGTTGCTAAGTACTGCTATAGATGGCGTAAAAGATTATGAAACAGCCTTACACAGCTTGGAGGCGGTAACAGGACAGTCAAGCGGAAAATTTGTAAAGCAAATAGAAACATTAGCCAAAGCGAATAAAGTCTCTGCTATAGATGTAGCGGGTAGCTTTGAGGTTATTGGTTCGGCAATGTCCCAATATTTAGATAACCCCGATGCATTGGCTAAAATTACGCAGGCAGGTATAACCCTTGCAAAGGCATCAAGGCAGGAATTAACCCCAACACTTGAAAATCTTACATCGGTAATGAACCAATTTAAAATTGGGGCAGAAGATGCTAATAAAGTAATAAACCAGTTAACTGCGGGGGAGATTGTCGGTAGTGTATCGACTGCTAAAATAGCACAAGGGTTACAGGAATTTGGAGCGAATGCATATAGTGCCAATGTGAAATTAAGTGAATCGGTTGCATTACTTGAAACGTTAGGTAAGCAAATGAGCCACGATAAAATTGCAGTAGGGGCGCGTAATATATTAGGGGTTTTGAGTAGCGCAAAGGGATTACCAAAAGAAGCTATCGAATCCCTTAAAAAGCACGGTGTAAATACATCTTTATTGATGGATAAAAGCAAATCTTTACAGGTTCGTTTAACCGAGTTAAGCAAGATACAAAAGGATGCCGTTGCAATAACAAAGGTTTTTGGTAAAGAAAACAGTACGGCTGCAAATGTTATATTTCAAAATATCGACACTTATGGGAAATGGGAGGAAGAGATTAGAAAAACAAACAAAGCACAAGAGCAGGCTAAAATAAACTCCGATACATTTGCGACCAAAATAAATGAGCTTAAAGCCAGCTTTATAAACCTAATTGTAACGAATGACAAATCAAATATAGGTTTGAATTACACTAAAGAGGTTTTTGGTTTTTTAGCCGATAATATGCAAACCGTTATAAATATAGGTGCTGGGTTATTGTTGTTTTATGCGGGGCTTAAAGTTGCTTTGATTGTGTCAAACGCCTTGACAATCGCTAATAGTATAGCTATGGGCGTTATGGGGGCTGCAACCGGTACGGCTTCAATTGCAATAGGTAGTAACGCCATAGCATTGGGGGCTTATAACATTGTAGCGGGTATTATGACCGGTGTAACGTGGTTAATGAATACAGCATTATGGGCAACCGCTGCCGCAGTAATAGCAGCCACATGGCCCATACTGGCTATTGTTGCAGCCGTGTTAGCAGTGGTCTATATTTTCCTTTATTGGGATGAAATATGTGCATGGTTCTCTAAACAATGGGAGAAATTTACATCTTGGATAGGCGATTTATGGGATAAGTTAGTATCGTGGTTTAAGGATTTCAGTTTTGAAGAGTTCTTTAAAAACATAGGCAAAGCCATTATAGACTGGATGTTGCTGCCTTTAAGGGGTGTTTTGAAACTACTATCTTATTTACCTGGTAAAGTTGGGGATATGTCTCAAAAAGCATTAGACAGCATTAACGATATGACAGGTAATTTAGGTATTAGCCTTGTAGGTGAAAGCAAAGTAGCGGAGGACAAAGCCAAAGTTAAAAGGCTGGATAGCCCACAAGAGGCGAATGCTAAAGTAATGCAGGAAAACAGGCTAAAAGGTGCTGTGGATATTAACGTAAAAGACAAAGGAAACAACCTTGAAAGCGCAACAGGTAGTTTTAACGGCATACCGGCACGTGTAACACCTACACAGGGTGCGTTTGGTAGCTAACAAAAAGTAATTATGGACACAAAAGATATTTTACTATATGAAACGGGAGACGGTGGCGATGCATCATTACAAAACAATGATTTAGCACTATCTGAAACCCTTTACATGCAGGTTTATTTAGCGTTGTTTGGTGGCAATATAGAAGCCAATACAGTAACTAATACCCTACCAACAGAGCAACGCTTTGATTGGTGGGGCAACTCGCTTATAATGGCAGATACACCAAACACGCAATTTAACAGCAATACGGAGCGCGTTTTGAGTACAACGGCATTGAGTAGTGCGGGGCGTTTGGATATTATTAGGGCTGTAGATGCTGATTTAAGCTATTTAACGGAACTATTAGACTATTCGGCAGGTGTAGAGTTGCTAAGTATAAACAGGGTGCGTATAACGGTTAATTTTACGCCTAAGACAAACCAACAAAATAAAGTGCTAATTTTGGTGTACGACAATGCCAAAAAAGAATTAATAACAGAGCAAACGATATGAGGGATATACCTACAACAAACGAGTTAGAAGAGCGATTAAGCAACGACTTTAAAAGTAGGCTTAACCTTTCGATAGATACGCTTAAAAAAACGCTTAAGGCATTTACTATAGTATTTGCAGCCAAATTTAAACTGGCTTACTATTACCTTGCAGATATTCAAAGTAATGTTTTTCCGGATACGGCAGATAGTGAAAGCGTAGGCGGTACTTTAGAAAGGCAGGGGCGTATATATTTAGGTAGAAATCCTTATCCTGCTGCAAGCGGTGTTTTTGTATTTAACGTAACCGGTAACGCGGGTGCAGTAATCAGATCGGGGCTAACATTCAAATCCAACGATGACAGCAAAAACCCCGGTCAATTATATGTTACTGATGCCGAGTATATTTTAACGGGTACTGATGACACTATAGAGGCGCGTTCATTAGGTGGCGGGGCGGTGTTTGTTTTGGATAATGATGACAACCTTACAATTACGGAGCCAGTATTGGGAATTAACCAAACCGTTAGTGTTGATTACACCGTAACACAACCAACCGAATCCGAAAATATAGAAGTCTATAGGCAGTTGATTTTGGATTCAATTCAACTTGAAGCGCAGGGCGGGGCTAAAACAGATTACAGGCTTTGGGCGGCAGATGCACAGGGGGTACGTAAAGTTTACCCATACGTTAGAAATGGAAGCCCGGGGCTTGTCGATGTGTATGTTGAAGCAACGCCTTTAGATAGCACCGATGGAAATGGAACGCCTGCAACTGGTATTTTAGAGAATGTTTTTGATGTTATTGAATTTGACCCCGACGATACAAAACCAATTAATGAAAGAGGGCGCAGACCAATACAGGCAATAGTAACCACTTTGCCAATTGAAACGATACCGGTAGATATTGCAATAACAGGATTAAACACGGTAAACACCACCGTAGTAAATGCCATTAAAAACAATGCTAAAAGCTATTTATATACCGTTAGGCCGTTTATTGATGGTGCGGATTTGTTAAGAAACAGGAATGATACACTTTATTCCGCAAGGCTTCAAAGTGTGATTACAGATGTTTTTGATAATGGCAATTTTTACACAGGTTTTATAATGAATGTAGATGGTAATGCGGTGCAATCTTATTTATTTGATTTAGGCAATATCCCATATTTAAGGAACGTATCTATTAACGGAACACCGGTATAATTATGTATGAAGTAACCGAAAATAGTACACAGCATGGGGTTAAAACACCACATGGTTATAAAACACCGCACCGTTACCCAGCGACCGGCATAAACTATACGCAGTTATTTGAGGACTTGAATTGGAAACTATACCCTACAGGCAGGGCATGGTATATGAAAAAAGGCGGTATTTTTGACAGGATACACAAGGCAATTGACCGCAGTTTTATCCGCTTGCTTGAAGATGGCAGATACACATTAGATAGTGTTTTTCCTGACAATGACAATTTTGATATTAACGATTGCCGCCTTTGGGAGTATAGACTTGGATTAATAACCAATGAAACGTTAAGCGTGTCGGTAAGGCGTGAAGCGATAAGGCGAAAAATAGCTTATCCAAATAATGTGAAAGCCAGGCAGCACCCGTTATTTATCCAAAGCCAATTACAGGCAGCGGGTTTTAATGTTTGGGTGCATGAAAATAAGTTTTTTGAGGGTGGCGAATGGGTGTATAAAACACCTGCTCAAATAACAGAAACAAGCATTACAGTAACACAGCACGGGGGCGACACACAGCACGGTGGAGGCACTCAACACGGTTTTACCGGCTTTGATGTAATTGCCAACCAAGCGCGACCAAACGAGAGTTTTTCGGTAGATGATGAAAGCCTATGGGCAACGTTTTTTATAGGAGGAGAAGTTTTAGGGGATGCCGCTATTGTACCCGAAAGCAGGCAAATAGAGTTTAGGGAATTAGTTTTGAAATTAAAACCAGCGCATACGGTAGTTTTTACCTTTGTGGCGTATGCATAACAAAATAAGAAAATGAGAAAATTATTAGATGCCGGGAACGTTGATAATTCAAATCCTGCTGATTATCCCGATGGCAGGATAAAAGACAATACAGGGGCTGGCAATGGAACGCCTGTAAATGAGTTTACGAAAGGGGATATACACCAAACATTTTTAAAAGCCAAAAGGCTATACGGAATTGTTGAGAATGATTTGCCGGACAATGAAACAAACGGCTTTCAAATGCTTGACGGTATTATTGCCTTAGCTTCAAAAAACGACTTCATTTTAACCATAAGCGACAATGCGGGTATTTTGAATGTACCCGTTAAATTAGGGTATATGATAGTTGGGGAGCAAATTGTTTGCAAAGCTGGGTTAGATAAATCCACCCAAACACAAATACAAGGCACTGATGGGGCTTTATCTACCATAACGTATATTGGCAACTTTAAAACTAATGAGTATGTTAGATTGATTAAAACAGCATCAAATGCAATTACCCTTGTTCGGCTTGTAGATTCTGTAAATGCTGATTTGGTGGCGGGGGAAAATGGTTATCTAAAAAAAGCCAATCAAACCCAAAGTGATGCAGGTACAAGTGATTTGGTTGCTTTAACGCCTTTAGTTGACAAAGTAACCTTTACAAAAAGGGTAAACGGTACTGATAGCGATGATTATTTAGCTAAACCAACAGGCGATGTGGATGAAAGAAACGGGCTTATATCCGCAGAGCTTATTAAGAAATTAATAGATTTTGAAAGCAGCGTTAAAAACACAGGCTTTATAAGCGGTATAAATCCAGGTTCAAGCGGTTCTTATACTGTAGGTGGGGACGTGGTTAGCGCGGTGGTTTTTGATGCTGGTAGTGGTCATACGGCAATAACGGTAACTGTTGCTAATACGCTTACTGATTTAGATTATTTTGTGCGCATGAGCGTTCAATCTTTATCCGTTGACATAAATACAGATACATCAATAGAAACACCTGTTTTTAAGCCTATTTCGGCAACTGTTTTCAGAATATCAATCAGGGAATCCGCAGGGTCTACACAAAATTTGAAAATACACATTGAAACTGTAAAACTATAACCAATGAGAAAAATAAGCCAATTACCGGTAGTGAAGCAAGTTGATGCTGATTTTCCTAACGGTGCAATAATAAACGAAACAGACACTAATGACGGAACACCCGTTGTTAGGGAAATATATAACGACCCGCTTGTAAATCTTTATAGAGTGCTTGACATTACTGGTGTGGTTGCTGATGGCGACGAAGATAGGGAGGGTAATTACCAACTTGTAGAAGCCCTGCAAAAACTACCAAACCTACTTAATGGTGTAGAGCATAGTTTATCGCTTTCAAGTGGTGTATGGAGCATACCGGTAGACCTTGCATTTGTGCCAAATAAATACATTTTTATTGCCCGTGCAACTGATGCCTATGTTTCAGGAACATTTAAAGGTTTTAATACAACGCCAAATTATTCGTTTACAAGTGCCGGGTTTAATGCTGGGGATGAGGTGCTGATTATAAAAGACAATTCAGGGGTAAGGGCATATTCGTTAACAGGTGTTTCGGGGGGCGGAGGCATTGTTGACACCATAACTACAATAATGGGGATGCCATTGCAATATAATAACGATGTGGTTTTAAGGTATCAAAGCAACGGAACGCTAATGACTGACATTCCGAGTGTGTCTAACGTACAGTCAACAATAAGGGCTTTTGTAGCTGATACTGGTGTTATTGTAACGGATATGTTTATTACGCAAAATAAGCTGATATGTGTTGTTTATTTTCCTACTGAAATTACATATAAATTTTATGATTTTAGCCTTTCAAACTTAAACGTGCCTACATTGATGTCTATATCAGGTTTTACAATACCAGTAGGTACAGATTTTACACCGTATTTTTATGCTGACGACCAGTATATATATATCACAAACGACAACGGCACAACGGTAAACGATAACAGGGTAACGCTTGCTACAATAGGCGCACATTCGCTTACATATTCTTCAATTGTAACTTTAGACACTTCATTTGTTAAGACTACAAACGGGGCTTTAAAAGAAAAAAAACTATATACTTTTGTTGATGGTAAATTATCACGATTTGACGTTAACACAGGTTCGGTTATTGACTTAGGAACGTATGATAGCGTTGTTGGGCAGTTATTCAGTTTTAGGGATAATGTATATTTTGGATCGGGGGAAATAGCAAGAAAATGGTTTTGATATGCATTTAAACATAAATACAAGGGAGTGTATTAATCTAACGACACGGTTAACACAGTTGCACCGTTCGGCATTCCCTGTCGCTGTTAGAAGCACATTAAATGATGCTGCATTCAAATCCAAAGCATTAATACCACAAGAAGCGGATAGCGAGTTCACTATTAGGCAAAAGAACCTGTTTAAAAACTTTTCAGGAGTAAATAAAGCAACTGGTTTTAACCTTAACACCATGAAGTCAGAAGTGGGTTTAACAGATAAGCCGGGGGCTGATAAATTGGTTAAGGGTTTGGCAACGCAGGAAAAAGGCGGGACTTTGAAAGGGCGTAAATTAATACCTAATGATATGGGGCGTGTGTCGGGAATGCACAGTAAGAAACTTAAGGCTAAAAACAGATTTTCAAATATAAGGGTAGGCACAAGGGAAAACAGAATTAGCGGTACTAAGTTTTTCCTGCTTAAAAAAGGAAATAAGGGTACTGTTTTTGAAAATACAGGCAGGGGAATAAAACCTATTTATGTTTACCGTTCAAACCCAAATGTAAACTTAAGAAAAAAGCCATTTATAGAACCAAGTGCATTAAAGGCCGCGCAGGAAATGGATGAGTTTTACCGAAAAAATGCAGAAAAACAATTTGCAAAATACCTAAGATAAAAATGGCAACATGGCAGGATAAAATAGACAACGTAATATTTACGATAACCACAGGGGATGGAAAAGTATTTTATCCCCTTTGGCGTAATGCTTCAAAAAACACAGAATTTAATACTACAGGATTTGACTTTATTAATGTTCCAGGCACTTTGTATGAGCGAAAAGAAAACAGGGGGAGCGCGTTCCCTTTACAATTCTTTTTTGATGGTGCTGATTGTTTGGATAAAGCAGAAGCATTTGAAACGGCTGCAAAAGATAAACGCATATGGACGGTGTTACATCCATTTTACGGAACGATTAAGGGACAACCGGTATCTATAGGCAGGGTAGACACATTAAACTTTGTAGAGATAAATGTAGACTTTTGGGAGAGCATAGATGTAGATTATCCAAATGCAAATTACAGCGTAAAGGATAACACGTTTGCAAAGAAAACCGATGTATTAGAAAATTGCGCTGATAGTTTTTCAAGCAAGCCCGTATTTGAGAGTTCAGACATCGTAAAGAGTAAAGATACCGTTAAACAATTTGCATCTACTATAGAGCCTGTAGTTACATCAGGGATAGGATTAGATGATGCTTTATATACAGAATACCAATATTACGCCTCGGTAGCTTTAAAAGCAGTCGATAACCTGCTTTCAAATTCAAACGGATATATCAAATCGGTGCAGGATTTATTGGGTTTGCCAGCGAGAATAGAAACATCGGTAACAGTTCGTTTAGATGGGTATAAAAGGGCTTATGGTAACATAAAAACAACACTTACTACTATTGCGGATAAGTTAGGCTTTGAAAGTAATGGAGGGGCTATAATAGCAAATTATTGTGATGCGGCCGTAAATCCTATTGATACAGATTATACTACCATGCCACAAGTGCAACAGGCGGCAACCGATCTAATGCAAATGTACACCGATTATGTAGCTACTTTAGATGAGGCGGCAGTTAGCATATACGACACGTCAGACACTTACCAAGCTGATGCAAGCGTACAAAGTGAAATATACGGCATCGTTATGTACACTATCGCAAACCTGCAACAACTGGCTTTTAACGCACAACAGGAGCGTATAGTTTACACGGATAACGACACAAATATTATTTTGCTCGTGCATCGTTATTTAGGGCTTGACGTACTGGATGAAAACATTGATAAATTCAGGGAGATAAACGGGATTAAATTAAACGAGTTGTTTAATATCCGTAAGGGGCGAAAAATCATTTTTTACATATAAGTTATGCCAAGAAGATTTACAGGTAAAATAGAGATAAGCGGTAAAAAGATAGAGTTCTTAAGCGATATAAAAATAGATTTATCGCTTGATAGCATTGCATCTACATTCTCATTTAGAACACGGTTTAACCCTGAAAATGACGACCACAAAGAATTGTTTAAGCCACTATCTTACCAAACATGCAAGATATATAGTTCAGACGATAAATTGATGCTTACAGGCACGATTTTAAACCATGCTTTTGAAAGCAATAAAGATGTTAATTTAGTGGCAATATCCGGATATTCAAAATGCGGCATTTTGGAGGATGTTTGCGTACCTGTAAGCGCATACCCTTTAGAAAGCCTTAATCGTTCTTTAAAAGACATTGCAAGCCGTTTATGCGGGTTATTTGGCATAGGTTTAGTAATTGATAGTTCAGTTTCAAATTTAGCAGGACAGGTTTTTGCAACTACAGAAGCAAGCCCAACCGATACAATTAAAACCTACCTGTCAAAACTAACCAGCCAAAAGAATATTGTATTGAGCCACGATGCAAAAGGGAATGTGGTAATGTTTAAGCCCAATGGCGAAATGAAAGCGAAGTATTATTTTAATAGTACAAATTCATTAAGCATGAGCAGTAGTTATAACGGTCAGGGTATGCATAGCCATATACAAGTTGTAAGACAACCGAGCGAAGGTAATGAGGGTTCAGGGGTTGCGGATAGCATAACTAACCCATTGATTAAATTATACAGGCCATCGACAAAGGTTTTAAGTAGTGGCGAAGATACTGACACGGCAAACGCGGCAAATAACGAACTTGCAGCAGAATTAAAAAACATCGGGCGTAAGGTTAAACTACTTGGATGCTTTGATGACATAAAGCCAGGGGATATTGTGAATATTCACGACCACGCAACATACTCATTCGCATATAGTAGATACATGGTTTCATCGATTAATTTTACATTTAGTGAAAAAGAAGATATAACCGAGTTAGATTTGGTATTGCCCGAAACGTACACAGGCGAAATACCTAAAGATATATTGTTTTTTTATAAAACCCATTTACACAATATATAATGAACATTTATACAAAATTTGTAGAATTAATAAGCAACACAGGTAAACGCGTGTTTAAGCTTAAAGGTGTTGGGGGTTCGGCTGTTACTGCTAAAGAAGCAATGCCGTGGGGTTATGACGGAAACCCTATAAAAGGCACAGCCGCATTAATGGCTTACACTTCAAATGCATCGGAACGCGCTGTTATAGGTTATTCAAATTCGTTTCAAGAAGCAGCAGATGGGGAAGTTAGGATATATTCTGTAGACCCCGAAAAAAGCAGCGTATCGAGTTATGTATGGTGTCATACTAACGGGATAACTGAAATAAACGGCAATCAATATTCGGTTGTTAGATACGAGCCATTGAATACTAATTTAGCAGATATGGTAAGCCAAATAAATGCACAGTTAACCGCTATACAGGCAGGTACAACGCCAATAGGGGGTACTTACGTTGCTGTACCTATAACACTAAATATTAATCAATCTAAAAGCCCAACGGTAAAAATTAAATAAGGACTAACTTGCGATAGTTGGGAATTTGTTTTGTTTGTTTTGCCCTGTCATTAATTTGGCAGGGCTTTTTTATTTAAAATAAATTTTAAAGTTTTATTGTAAAAAGTTTTTTTATTAAAATTTATTTTATAGTTTTGGGGTGTAATTAAAACTAAATAATAGTATTTTATGAAAACAAGATTAGAAATTAAAAACAGATTTACCGGTAAAATTATTTTTGAATTTGAAACTGAAAATAACACAATTAAAAAAACAATAGACGCTTATATAAAGCAAGAACTTAAAACTAAATTCCGTGCTGACCTGACCGATGCTAACCTGACCGATGCTGACCTGACCGATGCTAACCTGACCGATGCTAACCTGACCCGTGCTAACCTGACCGATGCTAACCTGACCCGTGCTAACCTGACCGATGCTAACCTGACCGATGCTAACCTGACCCGTGCTAACCTGACCGATGCTGACCTTTTAATGTTTAAGTCTGATTTATGGAGAGTTTTACTTATGTATAAAACAGAAGTAAGTGGATTAAAAAATGCAATCATATGTGGTCGAATTAACGGGTCTGTGTATTCAGGAGAATGTGCGTGCCTAAAAGGGACTATTGCCAATGTAAAGGGTTGTGAAATAGATTTACTCCCTAATATAACTAAATCTACAAGCGAGCCTTCTGAGCAATGGTTTTTACAATTTAAAGAGGGTCAAAATCCTGAAAATTCAAAAACAATGAAATTAACTTTAGATTGGATTGAGGAATTTGAAATATTTTTAAAAGCATAAAATGTAATGCCAGATCCAAACGACGAATTATTTAACTTAACAATTGAAGAATATGAGCGACTTAAACAACAAGGATTTCACGGAACAGAAACCGGAGAACCCGCCAGCATTCCCAACGACATGGGATAGTTCACATAACGCATCTGTGATTACCGAAAACGGCATGACATTAAGAGATTATTTTGCGGCAAAAGCTATGCAGGCATTTGCTACATCCCCACGAGAGTATGATGTGGTTAATAGTCATATAACTTGTGCTAAAGAAGCTTATTTATTGGCCGATGCAATGATTAAACAACGTGAGTTATGAGAGAAGCAGAAGTAAGAAAAGAGATAGTCTTATACGGCCTAACGTGGGAAGATTTCCAGGCCTTTATATTCGGTAAAAGAGTTGAAGTCGATGGTATGGGTAAGTACTATTTTACCAGCGAGGTTAGCGATTTTATCAACGCGAATAAGCCCAAAGAAATGAAGCAATTAATCAATCAGTATGATACCAAATCGGATGCTAATTTAGCAATACAAAGAGATGTTTATTTATTTATACAGAGAAATTACACAGTGCTTTTTGGTAGTACATTTTTTGATACCATATCGAGTAAACACACATCAATAATTTTTTATTACGAGTAAATGGCAAAGAGAACAATTATAGATTTAATAAAGGCTTTTGAGATACTTAAGAGCCGGGGGATAAAATACAATCAAAGCATGGTTGTAGAGCAATTTAAGGTAACAGCACCAACTATTAACCTTTGGCAAAAACAAGCTCCTGAAACGGTTGTATGTATGCAGTATTGCATAAAAGAAAGCAAACGAGAGTTTCCGGATATATTGAAAAAAATAAGAGCAAACAATGATTTCAAGGATAAGCCCCTGGATTTCATTATGGCTTTCTGCAATTCAACAGGTTTAACTTTTAAAGAAGTAGTAAGGGAGGTTTAGATTATGTCGCCAATAGCAAAACAATCAAAGTTAACACCCCAATATTTTAACGAGTTTGGGAAAAACATTACAAGTGCCATAAACGCAGGAACTACTTTATTTTTCCCTGAACGTTCAAAGGCAGCGGAACATGCACGTAAAACCCGAAGTTACTCTTTTGAGGTTTTCGATGAGAAAATATTAATCGGATTTGGAGTATCAAAATAAAAACCTAAATAATGGACAAAGAACAACTAAAACAAATCACAGACCCATCAATTAAGAGAAAAAGAGCTAATGGCTTTTACTGGGCTAAATGGCAAAATGTTTGGGAGGTTATAGAATGGAACGGTTACAATTGGCTTATACCGGGAGTTGAAGATGAATTTTACGACGAACAAATGCAACAAATAGACGAAAACAGAATTATTAACCCAAATATATTAGATCATGGCAAATTGGAGAACAGCATTTAAATCTGACTTTTTAGCCTCATGGGATTTGGATAGCAATGTTACGCTAACCATAAAAACAGTTGAAGTTAAAGAGGTACAGTTGGCGAAAAAAGAGGTTAAAGTAATAGCCAATTTTGTTGACACACATTTTCCTAATGGCGAAATAATAAAGCCAATGGTTTTGAATGCTACCAACTGTAAAAAACTAAACACTTTTACTGGAACAA